AGCCTTCACGTCATTGTAGCCATCGTTGGAGAAGTTAGCGACAGTGGTTTTGGCGAGAACTTTGTCGAAGAGCGACTTGACCGTGGCGTTCACCATAGGGTCAATGAACACCCGACGGAGCATGTCCAAGGACACAGTAGCCACTTCAGTATCCGTGAAGTTAGCCGCTACGTACTCGTGGGAGTCTAGGGTAATCGCTACGTCAGTCGCTTGAGCGTCCTGTGCGACGAAACCAGTAGAGCGGTCATAGAGGCTTGCCGTGAACTTGTTGGCGAAGCGAGTATGGACGACTTGACCTTTTTCGGCTACATAGGCACTGAAGTCAGTCGTGCAAATGGAGTTGAGTGGAGCCAACTGAGGCACCAGAGTGAGCAACGTTTCCGCTGCCACGAATTGAGGGGCTAAGCCCGGATTTACAACATTGTTAGACATTGTGTGTTAGGTTAGAGTTATGGGGTATGGGAAATTAATTTACGCCTTTACGCCTAGGTGGGCGAAGATGGCTTTCTGGTTAGTCTTGTAGAAGGCTAACTTCTTGGCAGGGTCTTTCATGGACACGTATTCGTTCCACGCTTCTTCAGGACTCTTGTTCGTCTGACCATCAGCAGCAGAAATCTCGACAGGCTCAACGCCTACGCTGGAAGCAATAGCCGCAGCCTTCTTGCCGACAGTTTCAATCTGGCTTACTGCATCAGCCTTAAGTTTTTCAGACTCAGCAAGAGCCTTAGCCAACTCTTCCGCCTTGGCGGATGCTTCGCTCTTCTCACGCATCAACGAGTCGTAGGCTTCTGCCTTTTCCTTCAGCAATTCAACCTCGGCACCAAGTGCCTCGTTTTTAGCCAAAGATTCTTTTAGTTCGTTTGCCAACTTTTCAACCTCAGAACTCTTTGAGGTGAAAGCGGACTTGAGTGCCTTTACGGTTTCTTCAATGGTCATAGGGAGTCAGTTAAAACTACGGATGAGTCAAGTGGGGCTTACTTCTTGTAGTCCTTGTCTGTGTCCACGGCATCTTCTCCGTCCTCGTCCTCGTCCTCTGGAGTCCGCTTGGAAGGGTCATCCTCGCCTTTCTTTTTCATGTCCTCCTCGTCCTCCTCCTCGTCCTCCTCATCCTCGTCATCATCTTTCTTTGCCGTGGATTTGATTTTGGCTTTGGCTTTAGCCTTGGCTTTGCCAGCCAAGTCATGTCGCTCATCGTTCTCTTCGTCCGCCTTGTACTGCTTAGCCAAGTTCTCGTCCAAGTCGTAGAGCAGGTCGTAGAGGCAATCAACCAGACCAGTCACCATGTACATTTCAGCCGCCTTCTTGCCAGAGAACGTTTGTCCCTCCATGCAAGAGTCATCAACCATCGTGCGGACGGACTTAACGTCCGCCTTGAAGTTCATGTGGATTTCATTAACTTCGTCCTGAAGCATCTTGCGCTGATTGCTGTCGAGGGAAGTGCCGTTGATTCCTGTCCCCTTGAACAAGCCAGACTTGATGACCTCCATCTTGAATCCTTCCATGTCCCAGGCTTTTGCCGAATCCACGTAAGCGATGTAGCAACCAATAGAGCCAACAGTAGAGGAAGGCGTAGCGTAAAACTTCTTTGCCTGTGAAGCCATCCAGTAGCCAGCCGAACAGCAGTCCTTGGCGGTAAAGGAAATGGTTTCCTTTTTGAAGTTTTTAATCTTCCGAGCAATCTCCTCCACTCCGACGCAACCTCCACCGGGAGTGTCGTAAACCATAATTACTGTTTCAATGTCGTCGTCGTACTCGCAGTCACACAACATGTCGTACACGTCGTCCAAGTCGCAGGAGTCGCACATGGACTCAAGAGGAGTCAGCCCCTTGCCGATGACTCCCTTGACAGGGATGAAGGCATAGGGAGGAAACTTTTCAAACACAGGCTTCTTGCCGAACATGGCGGTAAGGAAGTCGGGGTTGAAAGACGAGGGAGAGATGCCGCTAATCTTGCGGGCGTATGCCTCAGCAACTTTAGGGTTAATCAGGATAGGCTTACCGCTGGATAAGTTTTCAAGTAGTTTGCTCATGGTTATTTAAGGGGTTTGAATCCGTCACCTTGCTTGTTGTTGTTTTGTGGAGTGGACTCAAAATCGTTTGGCTTGAGGTCCACGTCCATCGGACTCTGGGATGCTTGCAGAAGCATTGAAACAGGGATGTCGTACTTCTTTGCCGTATCCACGACCAACCGCATCTCGGCACCTCGTCGGTTCAGTTCCTCCCGATAGTCAAGTCCACGCTCAGCGAAATCGTCGCTGAGGTTTTTCAGTCCACCCATGATGTCTCGGAAGTTCGCTGATGCTTCACGACCAGCGTCCACTGTCACTTTTCGTGGAGTGACCCAATTAACTTTATGCCAATTATCGTTGGGGCGTAAGCGACCAGTAGCGATTGCGTTGCCGATGACGTATCCCCAGATGGGGACAAGCATACGAGTAATCAGCATATGCTGACGGTAGTTAAACTGACGCTCCGCCTTGCTGATGACCAAGCGAATCGCTGCACCGCCAATGCCGTTGGGGTCAGCGGTGAATTGGTAGGGCAGGACTCCAGCCGTGGAGTCCTTCTGCAAGTGTTCAATGAATCCCGTGAAAGTAGCGTTAGGGCGATTGCTCTGGAACGACTCTAGCTTTTCTCCCGGGGCAAGGGAGAGAATCTTTCCGCCAATGAAGGTGCCTACCTCCTCAGGGTTGTTGTACACACCTTGGGGGTAGTCCTGTGGACGCATACCGAAAGCCTCAAAGTCAGCGACCGTATTTTCAAACTGACCGCTTTCTCGAGTGATGGTTCGGGTAATGTCCGTTGATGTTTTGACTGCGGTTTTCTCCAGAGAAAGAACCTCAAGTATGTCAATCATGTTGTTGATTGAGTGCTGCATGGGCGAATACCCTCTTGCACCAGAGGCAGTCTCTGGGTGGTAAACGTGCATGATTGAGTTGCTCCCAATCACTCTTACTTCTCCGTCAGAACGGATGACGCTGTATCCGACAACAGCACCATACTTGTCGAACAGGATTCCGTCGTACATGCCACCATAGTTGCCTACGGCAGAATTGCTGTTGCCGACTCGGTGGGACTCAATGAGTTGAATCTTCGCTGATTCATCCTTGCCGTAAGTCTTGAGGATGAACATCTCGCCATCAATGTCCACCTTACGGCAAACGATTTGCTGGCACTCCCAAAAGTTGTATCGGTTTGTAATCTCGCAGGGCTTGTTTGCCCACTCAATGAAGTAGTTAAAAGCCTCAGCGTCCCAAGCATCGTCACCACTCGCTGGCTGTGGACGGATGCCGTCAGCAACAGAGTAAAGAACATTGTCCGCAATCATCTGGCGGGGTAGCCCGCCATTGACTGCCAGCCAACGCATCTTGCGGCTCAACTCCTGACGGTCGAACGTCGTCATGGTACGCTTCATGTCCGCAGGCCATGGCGTGTTTACCCACTGACGTTTGTTTGAGTACTTGGCAGCCTCAAACTGAGAGAAGATGCCAGAACTACCTCCCCCTACGTCAGCGCGTGACTTAAGGTTTTGGTTCTGCTTAGTGGATGGTTTGCTCGGAGTTTTCTTTCTGGACATAGGGTTCAAAGACCTCGAAAGTTCCAGAGTCCGTTGTAAACCCTAACCCGGTCAATTTGACCATACTGTTGAGGGTCTTTAATCTGCAAAGCATAGCGACACTCAATCAGGGTTTGCTGTGGACTCATCGGGAAAGATTTACTTACCGTCACGCCAGAGTCCGTGTAGCTCATCATGGTTTTTCCTTCCTCCATAAAGGAGGCAGCCGTATCAGCAATTTTCTCGATACGCTTCTGGGACAGAATAAGGAAACAGCCAGTCGGGTAGGGCATAACTCTACGCGTAAGTCAAATGGGAGTTCCCCCCCGACCAAGCGGAAGGGGAGGAACTTGATTTGAGCAGGGAAAGGACAACATGAAAACCTTTACCTGTCATCAAAGAGTAAACGTGTATTGTTGTTGAAGTCAATCAGTTTTTTCAACTTCTTCTTCCTCTTGGAACATTACGTCCTCTGGACGACCAGTCAGTTTCCAAGCAATAGCTGGCAGGAGGCACATTACCTCGCAGTCCCAGAAGTGGTTGTCCCTGTTAGCCATCCTCTCCCAAATTGGCTTACCAGAGGGGGATAGAGTCCTACGCTCTGACTTCATCTGGTCCAAGTAATCTTGGCTGATGTTCTTTGGGCGGGTGCTTTTCCCCCGACGGATGAGCGATGAAAGGATGTCTTTCAGTCGTAGGTTAGAGAAGAAGAATCTTTTTACTCTCTTTCCGTTTACGTTCTCGACGGATGGGACGGAGTATGGACGGAGTTCCTTTTTGATTCCTGCTGGGGTTTTTACGTTCCACGGAAAGTCGTTCCGCTGGTCACCACGAGTAGCCACCCATCCGTTAGCAGCACAAGCGGAAAGAACTTCATCAGGCATGTAGCCCGAGTCCACAAAGACATTGAGGGGGTTAATCTGGTAGCGATTCTGCACCTGAACAAGATGCGTCCATGCGTTCACGTATCCACAGTCAATCAAGCGTGAGCGTCCGTCTCCAGACCATCCACGGATGAGGTAGTAGAAACCTCTCTTTTGAACGTCCACTCCCATAAACCTTAAACGAACAAAGCCTGGAGCATTACGCATATCTGGAGTTATGTCTGCGTAAGACGTTGGCTTGCCGTTGATGAAGCCACCCTCCTCAGACCAATCATCGCCCATCAAGTATTCGCCTGTGGTTGCGTCCACAACAACCTCGTCCACTTGCTGTTTGTAAATTTCCGCTAGTCTTTTCTGGATAAAGATACGCATAGGCTCATCGTCGCCGTACTCCTCAAACGCTTCTTTAGCTTTAATCATCATCACCGCTAACTCACCCCAAGACATGGTTGCCAGAGAGTTCCAGTGAAGACCTACGTATGACTTATTCACAGCCTCCTTGGTAGCGATGAACTTACCCTTGGAGTTGCACTCCTGACGCACATAGTTAGTGTCGTCCAGAAGTTCGTTGCAGTGGACGCACTTGTACTTAGTGTTCAGGGAGATGTCCAAGTAGTCCCACTTTTCCTGCTTCTTGTTGGGGATTTGAACTTGGTCCCACTTCCACGGCTGATGCTGTCCACACTTCATGCAGCAGAAGTTCCAATCACGCATGTCCGTCGTTTCGTGCATTTGGTGGAACTCCTGACCCTCCACTCCACCTTGAGACATGAAAACTCTTTTACCCATCCACCCGAAAGCGGTGACACGTGCAGACACTTCAGCCAAGTGCCCCTGCGGGGCAAGCCAACACTCGTCCACGATGACGTAGCGAAGGGATAGACGTTGAAGGTTTTTATTGTTCAGGATGCCTCTGCAGTAAACAGGCATACGGTCAAAGTCCGTCGTGGTTGAACGCTCATTGTCCACTGAACGAATCTTTTGTTTTACCAGAGGAGTATTCTCCCAAACAGGTTTAAGGTAGCGTAGGGCGAAGTCCTTTGCCTCCGCATCCGTCGCTTGCAGAACCATAGTTGGTCCCGGGTTATTGGCAACTATGTCGCACGTCATTAGGCGAGCGAATAGAGACTTACCAGACTGAATACTTGCAAGGATTACGAGTAGCCGCGTCTCTGGGTCTGACGCTATGCGTAGTGCCTCAGCCAACCATGGAGTCCTCTCTGAACGGAAAGGACCGGGCATCGGCGAGTCAGGAATAGCCATGACGTTTGACTCTAGCCACTCAACGATGTCCCCAGAGTGGGACGGCCTCAGGACGGACTTACCGACTGAGATTAGTTCCTGACTATTCATTGGACAATTCCTTCCTTACTTTCTTCGTCCAAGCATCAAGCACCTTAGCCGCTTTAGCGGGATTTTCAGGGTTGCAGTATTCCGCAGTCTCTAACGGAAGCATGTCCAAACGATTGACCACTTCACCCATCAACTTACGCATAGCTTCAGCAGCCTCCTTAGCACGAATGTACTCCTTGTTGAGGACAGCCAATCTGTCCGCCTCAGCCTTTAACTTGGTTAAAGTGTTTACCGTCTTGTCGTAGGAAGCATAGAGACGAGACTGTTGTGGAGAGCCATCTTTGACTGCTTTGATGTACTGATTTCTAGACAGTTGAACCAGAATACGCTGACGCTCAACAATGGAGTCAAACGTCTCTAGGACTGACGCTGGTCTTTGTTGTTGTTGCTCTTGTGGCTGTTCTTCTTCAATCTCTGCCGCTGGTTCAATCTTGAAAGAAGCAGGAGCCACGCCTGTTTCACTGTGTCTATCGGCACGCCATTTTTCCGCATCTTCAAACGAAGTGAGGGGCATACCCTCCGAGACTAACTGAGAGATTCGTCCTGCCGATAGTTCCCATCTGTCTGCTAGTGCTCGTTGGCTTATCACGATTGCTCGTCTTGTTTCTTCCCATGGTTCTTCTTTTTCATTTCAATCTCTGCACGCTGATTACGCATACGGCTAATTTCATCCTTAGGAGTTATGCAGTTCCACATCTGCTGGAGACTGTAGTAAACCACTGTGTAGCGTGTAGCGTTCTCGCTCAGTTTCTTGATTGGCGTGACTCCGTGGATTAGCCCCTGTCCATCAAACATAGTCAGAGAACCATTACCGCACTTAAACACCGTATCAATCTCTGGACAAGCCAAGTATCCACCCTCAATGTCTTTCTTGAACGCAAACATAGCAGACCAGACATTCTTGTAGTTCCCGGCGTCAAAGTGATACTTCAACGGATTATTGTGGTTGATGATTCCACTCGTGAACATGGTTTCGCCGATTCTGTACTCTGGTAAAACGTTCTCCAGAGTCATTTTTCTATGCTCCTCAGCAAGATTCGGGTTGAACATCTCGTAGTATTTTTGAGCGAGACTAGCATACTTCTTGACCACTTCATGCTCCGTGGGCTGGTCTTGTGCCATGGTCACTGCACGACATGGATGGTTCCGCACCACGTTCCGTGGAGCGTATCCGAAGATTCTGCTGGTAGTCAGCATTCCGTTGGTGCGGAAACTCTTGGAGTATTTTACGTGGTCTAGGACGTCTTGAAAAAGACGTAAATCCTCCTCCATTGATGCGATGTACACAACCAGTGGACGTCCGTCGTACATGATGATTGTGCTGTCCTCAATGAACTGACTACCATCAGTAGCCTGAGCAGTCTTACCCTTCAGAGACTTAGGGTCAATCTGCTTGAACTTAGCCTGAATGATTTTAGGTTTAATCATTGTCGCTCATTCACTTGGAATCCGTTGGACTCAAGCAAGTGATTAACTACCTCAGTATTGTTTGAAAGTCCAAACTTATCTGCATACTCAGCCATAGCGTCCACAACAAGATTGTACTGCTGTGGACCATAAATCAGGATGATTTGTCGGACAGTGGACTTCTCGTAGGAGTCCTTGCTCTCCGAGAGAGTATGGTGGGCATCACCGTTGCTGCAGGACTGCTCCACTAGTCCTACGTCCGTCATCAGGTAGGAGATGTCGGTCATGTTGAAGCCAAGTAGAGATAGGTCAATCTCCCCCTCGTCCTTGATGGCTTGTAGTTCCTCTCGGAGGATGTCGTTGTCCCACTCAGCATTGAGTGCCAACTTATTGTCGGCTACGACATACGCGCGGACTTGAGACGCAGTAAGGTGGGATAGACGCACAACAGGAACCTCAGTCAGTCCAAGACTCTTGGCAGCCTCGTAGCGTCCATGTCCAGCGATGATGACGTTCTCGTTGCTGACGAGGATAGGGTTGTTGAAACCAAACTGTTTAATGCTCTCGGCAATCTGGGCTACCTGCTCAGTGGAGTGCTTACGAGAGTTTTTCTCGTAGGGCTTGATTTCATTGATGTTTAGAGTTTCGAGTTTTGGTTGGGTCATGGTTTATTCTTGTTCTTCAAAATATGGGATAGACGCATGGACTCCACCTCATCCTCTGGACGCATAAATCTGGAAGGCTCAAGACCTAGGTTATTGAGCATCTTCCTGCACTTCAGGGATACGGCAGACTTGGTAAGTTTGTGACGCTTCGCTAGGACCGTCATGCTCGGGGGGTTTGCCTCCCCGAGAACAATCCGTATGATGTCTGCATGGAGACGCATACCTCTATCCCGAGATTTGTCAAGAGACTCAAGGAGGAAATAAAGGATTGTTTTCAGCCGTATGGAGAATAGGTCTGACTCTGTCAGTCCACTTGATTCAACTCCAGACTCCTTCCTGATTACTTCGTCTATCGTGGGTGTCTCGGAGCAAGACTCTGGATTGAAACTTCCTTCTCTATTTGATTGTCTGTTCAGCGACTTCTCCTCGTTTGTCTGAAAGTCAAAGTGGTTGCCGTTCACCACCGAACGACTGTTCAGAGGGGTAGGGTCAGAGGGGTCATCACGCCTGAAGGCACCTGACTTGATTAGCTTACTTCTGTCTGACGGAGATAACTTAGCCCACCAGCAGCGATAGTTTTCAAGGATGTCCTTGGTACGTCTCAATGGACACAATCTTGTCGGGCGGCGGAGCATTGTCAAATCGTTTTGACAACTACTCCATAACACATAGAAGTCGCTTTAGCGACTTCTTGTTGAAGTTGTCTAACGAAACAATGCAAAAGTTTAGAGTGCCGGGTATGTCTGTCTTGTTTAGTCTGCACGATTAAACCTCTATCGGGGCCGGGGTAAAAAAATAATTCAACTGCATTTTTGTCCACTTGGAGTTCTGCCGAACTCTCTACACCTCAATAATTTAAGCGTGGAGTGGGGCGGAGGGTTGGCTCGGGTTGGTTGCAAAGTCGGCTTATAGAGGGGTTTACAGCCGAGTTAAGGGGCAACTTTATTGGTGATTTGCCCATAAAAGTTGGGTGCGTTCGCACAACTCGCGACGTGATATGTCTATAGAAAAAAGATTCCTTTAGAGATTTCTCACACACATATCAGATATACATATCAGATATAGTATAGACATATCAGATAGAGATAGACAATCTGATAGACATTCTGATAGACATATCAGTATGTGTGTGTGTGTGCTGTGTGTCTGATGTACATACACAGACAATACACCGGTGTCAGCGCCTACTCAATTACTGTCTCTGTTTTTTGGTAGTGTACACATTGGTCACGACAAACACACGTGGGTAGAATCCTGACGTGTCTATCTCTATCTGGTAGCCAAACTTGGCAGCGTAATCTCTAATCTGTAGACACTCAGACATAAACTTGTCTGAGCCTACTGACTTGAGGTACTGACTACCCCATGGTCCAGACATCTTGAAGCAGCGTATTTTTATCTGCTTCAGGAAGAAGTTAGTGTGGTCTGGGACAAACATTTGTGTAGGGTTTGCCCCCTTTCGGGGGCGACAGGTTTAGGAGCGTGGCGTTTTGATTTGGCGATTGGCGAGGAGTGCGATTGCTTTGCGTTCTGGCAACTCGTTCACGATTACCTCGAATCCGTCTTGAGCGTGTGCCCACTCACAGGCCTGCATGTAGTAAATTGGGTGAGTGGCAGCGTCGGGCAGGACGTACACGAATTCGGGACGATTCGAAATCGTGTACAGGAGGTGCTTGTCGAGGGCACGTAGGGCTTGGGATTTGGTCATTTTTGTGGTTGGGTTAGGGTTGGGATTTCTGGGTTGGGAGAATTATTTGTTCACGAACCTGTCGTAGGCTTCCTCACGATAGGCTTGGAGGACACGCTGTGCTTTGGTTTCCTCAACTTGTTCGAGGAACAGACCAATTCCCCAGAGTGCCCACATAGCTTCGTCGGGATTCTTGTCGTGAATTCGGTAGGCGAAACGCTCGACCTTGCGACCGAGTTTCTCGAGGTCGGTATTTTTGCGACTCTCGGTTGGCTTGGGGCAGGGGAGACGCAGACCAGAGCAGACCAGACTCACTTGGCGAGAGATTGCCGTTTTTTCGGCAGACTCGAGAGGCGAGGATTGGCACAAGCACTGGTCGGCGATTGCCTGAAGCAGTTTTTGCGATTTGCGGATTTGGGAGGGAGACATAGGATTTTGTGGATTAGGTTTTTTTGGGTGCCAGGGGTTGCCCCCCGACAACTTAATCAAAAACTGTCTAGCACAGAAAGGCAACCCCAAAACGAGTCTAGACCCCAACTTTATTACGCCGAAAATCGGCTTCTATTTTGCCCCCCATAGACGGCGTTCTAAGGGGGGTTTTGCCCGGGACTTGGGGGTTTGCCCCCAAAAGGGGCATCGGGGCTTTATAACGCCTTCTAGGGGGTTCTAATCGGGTAATACCCGAAAATCGGGTAAAATCGGGTGATTGCCAAACCGATGTAGAAGCCTAAAATCGGCTTATAACAGGCTTTTGTAGGGGGGCAAGGGTTCGCTTGGGGGGTGTAGAATGGGGGTTTGCCCCCACTT